GACTACGTGTGAATCCCATATGTAAATACTTCTTTGCCATATCAGCACCTACGAAGTCACCTTGTTCTATATACTCTAAAAACTTTATGTAAATTAGGTTACACGATAGTTGAGCTTCTTCAGGAGTTTTGAATCTCCACAATGGATATAATTCTGATTTGTATGGTTCACAAGTCAATACACCTTGTTGTCCTCTACCTATTTTATATAGGTGTGGATTCTTACGATAATCTATATTTGATTTCCACTTATAATTACCAAAGTCAAAATCTACATATGATGGTTTTATTTTATTTTCATTGTCCATTTACGTAATCTCTTTGGTAGTAATTCGAAATGATTGATTTCTTCTAACATCTTAGATTTGTTACCTAATGATATCTTGTCAGTATTGAATAATTCTTTGAGCCATTTGATAGTATTTGTATAACCATTGTCTTTGTAATATAGTATAGTTTTGTTATATAGTGTATCAGAGTCCATAAGCTTAATTGTACAAACATCTTTAACAGGTTTCTTTTCAGGTTTAGGATTGTATAGATTATGATAGTATTGTTCTAACCACTTATCCCAATCACCTGATGATTTACCCACACGAGTTTTACCAGTACTACGTCTGTCCATACGTTTAAGATTATTAGAAGCTGTCTTACTTACGGGTTGAACATAACCACCTGTCTTGTGTGGATAAACCGTGTGAGCGGAGTAAGGTTCTACTTCACTACAATCTAAACATTCTGTATAACCTAATTGATATCGTTGGTCACTTATGATAGTTTCACACTTCTTACATTCCACTAAAAGTCACCATCAACCACAAGAAATACATCATTGATATCTACGTGTTCATCTAACATATCTTTTTTTAAAACCCAATCTGGCGTGAAGTGATTAGTTTCTGAATCTCTCATAACTAATTTATGAAATGGGATGTTGTGATTAGTTAACCAAGAACGTGTAGTACGTTCGGTTCTATTAGACCTACCTGAAAAGATGAAGATATTAAATCCTTGTTCAGCAAACAACTGAGCCATCTTAACAACAGGTGGGTTAGGTTCGTCTAACTTAATATTAGATGGGTCAAAGAATTTCTTCCAATCTAATTTACCGTTAGGTTTAGTTGAAACTTCTCGTCTCTTATCAATAAGAGCAAGAGTTCCGTCAAGGTCGAATATTATTGTATTTTTCATATCTGAATATAATAAATAATTTATATATAAGTCAAGTGCTTTTTTTACTTTCTTGATATTTATCTACGATAAAACGAAAAAGGGAAACTAATAGGGCGTCTCAATTTAACTCAGGTTTTAATTCATACTCATCTAATATTTTAAAAGTAAGTATCCATTTCATATCATCACCCTCATCCCATTCTTCATATGAATCCAATACACAAGTATCAGTAGTCATTCTTTTTATAACATCTTCTTGTTGAGATTCTCTATTACATACAACCACTATCTTATCACCTTCCGATTTTACGTACAAGAAATTATCAGCTTGATTATATATTATATTGTCTTTCATCATATTTTATCTATTGTGTTTGATACGTTTAAGAGTATTATGGCTAAAGATAATAACAACGATATCCATATTTTAAAACTAGGTAACTCTTTTAAAAATATAGCTGTTAGTATTCCAAATGTTATTGTTCCTAACCCAAATGCTAATGGCCTTATTGCCCAATAATTACCAAAGTGTTCATATGATAATTTAGTAGAATAATAAAATAAAAATGATATTGGAATACCACCCATCACTATCCACCACATAGATTTAGCCCATTCCCATTTGAATTGAGCGTTCATATGTAACCAAGCTATAGCATTACCTATGAGAGACATCAATATAACCAATACTAATTTATTCATTACTTCCCTTGAAATGTTATACCAGCGTTAGCGATTAATTGTTCAAAACTATAAGATGATAAATCATCAGTATTTTCTATTGGTTTTAAATCTTCAAAGAAGTCCAATATCCATTCATAATCAGCGTTATTAAATGCTATAAGTATGTCTGTTATATCACCATCGGTTATGACAAATCTACGATTTTCAATTTTCATTACAAACTATTTAACATTTGTTGTTTTGAAACAGCACCCATAACTCTGTTTACCTCTGAACCGTTTTCTTCTACAACTACAGTTGGTACAGAACGAACATTGTATTTCTGTGCTAAATCTGGTGATTGGTCTACATCTATAAACTGTACAGAGTGACCCTCTCCAGCTATTTCATTCATAACAGGTTTAAAGACCTTACAAGGCCCACACCAAGTTGCTGAAAAGTATTTCATTGTTTTCATTATTTACTCCAATAATAATATTTGTGTGTTATTGTTGTATTCTTTGTAGCATAAGGAACTACAATTTTATATCTAATCATAAATATGTCCTAACTTTTAAACCTCTTCCCCGTATAAAGAAAACTTTTTTATAGTTGGTGGTTTCTCTACACCGTCTTCAATATACACTTTACCTACTTTAGCATCTATAAAGAACTGTGTCGCTTTATGTACTACAAATATCTGATTTAAACAATCAGTTAGACTACCAAACACAATATCACTATCTTCATTTATTAGAGCCCATCTATCACCAGGTGGTACTCTTTCTGCTACTAATTCTTTCATTTTATTTTCTCCTTAAAAAAATTCATCTATGTTATGTTTGTATCTCAATGGTTTATCGAACGACCACAACATAGTTTTGTCAGTTCTATGATAACACTTATAGTTACGAATTAAAAAAGGTAAGTTATCTACCGAGTAACCTTCTTGATGAATACCTCTATTATCTATTTTTATTTTTCTATCTTTTCTAGCGAATATCCATATACCTTTACCGGTTTTTGTTGTTTTGTCAAATACAATAAAGTCTTTTTCATATGACTTCATATCAACTATAACTTCACTATGCCCTGGGTCGTCTATAAACGCTGGAGCATGTGGTAGAGGAAAAGTCCAAACAACATTCTTACTTATTCTACAAACCTCATCAACAAATGTTTTCATATATTTTTGTGGTATGTGTTCAAGTGTTTCAGAACACCAAACCCAATCCCACTCTTTATCTTTAAATTTTGTGCCTTCTATTACGTCTTGACAATAGTCAACTCTATCACCAGGTCTAATATCTAAGTTTCTATATTTTGTACATCGAGTTTGTAGTACACCCTTATATGGTGCAGTGCTTCCACCACCTATGTCAAGTATTGATTTGGCACCTCGTGGTGGTAGATATGTTAAAAAATAACGAATTACGTTCTCTACATTTTTATGACCACTTACGTCAATCATAGTTATTCTTCCTCTCCTTCTGGAAAATCCCAATATCTTTCTATCTTATCTTCAACAGATATATTATCATCCCCTGTGTAATCGATACCATAATTAAAATAATCATTAATATATCTTTGTATATCACTAGAATTAATGTATAAACCTGTAAGATACTCTCGTGGATGAGTTCTTCGATTCTCTACATTATCTTTCTGCATTCGTTTGAATATATAATCACCTAATAAATTAATGTTACTCATCACAAATTCAGACATCAACTGCTCTTCATACTATGTATATCTTCAATTAAATATTCATCACCCATCGTATCAATAAATGTCTTAGGTAAGTCTTCGTCAGCACATTGTGATAACTTACCGTGATTAACCATACTAACTGTACCAGGTACTCTTTCTGGTGGACACTCACTTAAATCACAACTATCCCATTGTACCTCAACATCACCAATACCAACAATAGGTTTTGATTCATTCATTGTGTATAACTGAACTAACTTAAACTTCATCTTTCTTCCTATTCATTTCCTCAATAAAGTAATCGTGTTTAATAACGTGAGGTGGTTTACCTAAACTCTTTACGAAGTTATCCCAAGAGCCGTTAGCTATCTTCTCCTGCATCAGCTCTTGTATCTCATCCCAACTCATCCGTTTAATGGTATCCTTATACCATCCAAGTGTATCGTATTCTTCTTCTAGTAGTTCTTCTTCATCAAAAAATTTAAATTTACCCATTTATATTTATCCTTTATTATTTCTGTAATTTTTGTAGATATTCTGGTACATTCTGTTGTATGTAATCTTGTATCACAAACGCTTCTACGAAGTGAGTCATCAACCAAAAGAAACTAAGTAATGGTACATATATTTTAAAGTTAAGATTTAATTCTGTTATTCCTAGCCAAAGTAAGAATACCATTCCTATACTTTTAGTAAGAAAACTAATGGCAGTAAAACCTAGACTCATTACACTACCACGAGCTACTACAATATAGATTCCAATAATCATATGAAGTAAGTTTAAGAAAATTGGTGCTAGTACACCTAATAAAAAATACATCATTTGTTTACCTCTACTCTAAGATATTCAAGTAAAACCTTATCGGTTGGTTTTACACTAAAATTATTATTTTGAAATATGTCCCACGAGTCTTTAGCGTATTGTCCAATACCATACAACTCGTCTACTGAATTAAAACCATTTACGTAACCCTTACTCATCTTTATCAATGACTTGGCTCTCCTATTGTATAAACCTAACGGTTGTAGTAGTTCCGCTAACTCTGATTGATTTGCGTTCATCATATCTTTTGGTGTAGGATATCTCTTAAATAGTTCATCCCTAATCGTGTCCACCTGTTTCCTATTGGTTAGGTTCAGTAACATACAACAAGTCAACATCTTCCAACCGTCATCTTGATATATCTCTTGTAGTAGTGGTCGTATTATTTTTCTAATCATCAGTCACCTTTTATTATATAGTATACACCACCAATCCAACACCATATAGTAATAAACCCTAACAAATAAATTATAGGATTATCAATTAGATGTTGTATCATCGTGATGTAACTCCATATACTTTTTTACCGCTAGTTCTTTGTGTTTAGCTTCTACCATAATATCAACATCGTGACCATAGGTATCAATCTTATTGTAGATATAATCAGAGTGAGCTTGTGGTCTGATACTTTCATCAAGTTGTTCTTCCCTACGACTCTCACTATAGTGAACAACTGGTACGATGTCGTCAGGCCAAGTAGATATAGCCATTTCTAACGCTTCTCTTTCGGACAAATCACCAGTCTGAAATTGATGGTGGTGATAATCAAACACGATAGGTATACCAATCCTCTTGTACACACCCTCATATAAATCTCTAACTGAATACATACTAGCTCTATCATCGTTCTCTACGGTGAGTCTACTCTTAACAGAATCAGGTAGTAACTCAAAGTTCTTACAGAAACGTTCCATAGCGGATTCCTTATCACCATACGCTCCACCGATGTGAATGTTAATCTTGTTGTACGGTGTACGACTCAAGTCCATCATATCGAAAACGTCCCCGTGGTCGGTTAAGTCGCTAACACAGTTGGTCACAACGTGGGGATGAGGGGAAGTTAAGACGTTAAAAGGGCCGGGATGAGAGGTAAGTCTAAGGTTATGGGTCTTGGACATTTGACCCGTAGACCATAAGTGCTTACGGATTTCCTCTATATCTGGCATATCGTCCCAGTCGTACTCCGATTTCCAGGGGGCAAGGTTTGAGGTTATTCGAAAGAATTGATAATCGTTAAGGATATTCCAAGAGACTATCTTCTCTAAGTCCTTACAATTATCAAGGGTCTTCTCACTTGCGTAAGACACTCCCCTACTATCAAACGTACGTCTTATCATACTTCGACCTGTTGTTATTGGTTGTACTCCTCGTTCTTGTCCACCGTACTTCTGTGGATAAGATAACTGCATGTTAATACAAGCGTAACCTATATTCAAGCTGATGCTCCTTTTGTTTTGATTAATATATCGTTAAAGTAAATCTCTTGTGCCTCATCCACTATATCTTGGAAGGCGTCTCCACTCAAGTTTTCCTTCCTACCCATCGTGCTCTGAATGTTATAGTGTTCAAGTATCATATCTATAATTATACTATCTATCGGTGAAGATGTAATCTTTTTTTTATCGCTCATTCTTACGTATCCCAGCGTTGTGTAACATCTCATCAAGGGTAACGGAAGAAGAATCCCTACCCTCGTGGAAGTCATCAGCAAAATGTTTTCTTTCAAATTTATCTATCCGTGTTTTAAGTTCATCTATGTTGAGAGAACCTGTGGGTAAATTGGTTAACACCCTGATGTACCTACCTAGTTGTTTATCGTCATCAAAGTAGTCACACATTATCCGTAATGCTTCTATAATACTTAACATTATACTTTCTCCATAGTTTATTATATTGTTCATAGTCCTTACCATTAGGATACCAATCCAAATCATTAACTATAAATCTTATGTGGTCATCAACCAATTCGTAATCCGAATACTGATGGATATATCGACCATCCTTTGATTTAGCACCCTCTCTAAAACCCATCTTATCATAACCGTATTGGTTACAATACTTCTCAATTTGAGTCGATAACTTATTTAACTTACGAAGTATACCTTCACGAATCCAATACCTATCAATAACATCCTTAGATAATCTCAATCTTGTAGTATTGTGTCGAGTATCTTTTAACCAAGCTGGATAACTTGTGGTCTCAACCCAACCTCTTAATTCCTTTATAGCATTTATCTTACTGTGGTTGTTGTATGCTTCGTCTATTCGTTCTTTTAGTTCAGGTGTTTTAAATACAAGTGTTAATAACTTTTCTATCTTTTCTTTTCTATCCACTACACGCTTCTTAACTGATGTTCCTCAAGGGTGATTGTGAATTTATGAGTACCTACCGTCTGAGTGATTGTGTATAACCCATCCTCTATACTGTCTACTTGATAAGGTGGGTCACCCATCTCCATAGTTCCTGGTTTTAACGGTATAACAAAATCACCAATCTTAATTTCTTTTCTACTCATTTTAAGTATCCTATTATAACTGTTAATAAAATAAATAACGCTATCCACTTAGGGATAAGGGTTACGATTAAATCTTTTGTTTGTTTGTCTATCACTTGTGATACCAATGTTTGTTAATTCCCATAGGTGTAGGCATTGACCTCGACATGCGAATGGGTCAGAGCTGTGTGACAGAACGACATACTTCTGGATTCACGACTAATTAGTAGGGGTGGTGTCATTTTGTCAAGCCTCTCCAATCACCACACCAGCCTGTCTAAAGTAGTCCTTCACCCTTATCATCTGTGTTAACATCATCTCAAGTGTTTTATCATCGGCTTCCGTCAGTAACGACCCTACGGTCATATCGTGAACTATCTCCTTGAGTATTATATTGTCTAGTCGTTCTTCTGTTATCATAAAAAGCTTTTTACCTCACCATTTTATTATAAGTATCTATATCTTTTACCTAACCACCAAATAATTTTGAGTCTCTAGGATTCGAACCTAGCCCTTATATCTCCACTACTCTAAAATAGTAGAGGGGAAGTCCTCACGCTCCGTTGTTTGATACTATCGCTCGTGGGTTTGTGGTGTTTATCCTCTACTATTTATACTTAAATATACTACATTTTTACTATATAAGTCAAGAGCTATTTTAATTATTTTCAATATAGTGTATATCCACCATATCCTCTAGGTACTCCATCTCCTCAGATTCCTTCATATCTTGTATGGCCTGTTCACGGGTCTCATACACATCACCGTATCGGTCTTCTCCAACCACCTCTATCGTGTCACATTCATCTGAAACTAGTATATAACTCATATATTCTCCTTTAATTAACACCCTAATATAACGAATTTACACCACACAGGTCAAGAGCTATTTTCAAAAAGTACTAGCTTTTTTAGTGCCCCCAGTCGTGGCAACAAAAGACTTGACCCGTATAGGGTAAATTTCGTATATTATAGGTGAGTGCCTACTTATGGCCTATCCAAGCTTGTCTACTCAACCTATACAATATACAACAATTTGTCAAGAAAGTCAAGAGCTTTATTCTGGCTTAGGTAAAAAAATATCTTGTATTGGGATAATGAGGACTATCCGAGTGGACAAAATAGACAGGCTTGTCACTTTGTCAGACAGAAAAAGGGTTAGGATTTACTACCCAACTGTGTCAAATTGACATATGGAAAAAAAATTTCGGGCTACAAGGACGTGTAAGGGCATACCACCCACTATAACAGGATATTCTGGATGGCCTCCAGATGAAAACCCTGTCAAAAGGTGGGATATTGTGGGTAATGGGGGGTTCAAGTGGAGAGGTGTGTTACAAAGTGTTTATGTAAAGTTATCTCGATTGTGAGAAGGCTTATCCGTTTGAACCCTATACGAGTGTCAAAAACAAGAGATTATTTTTAAACGTGGGGAGGGATGTAGTTTAGAGAGCCTTTACACAAAAGGGTTTCTATAAGGGGTACGGGTTATCCCAAATCGGCGTCAAGAAGTGGGGTAAAAAAGTTTTAATGACTCTTGAGATAATGGATTAGATATATCCAATACAGGATACACAGGATGGTTAGGACAATTTCCACCATATCCTACCTGCAATGATAAGAATTATAAAAATTAAGATGTATTCCATATAGTTATCAAAACCTATGGGGGAAATCGTTTGGGGTTATATATAAGTATTGGGAAAAGCTATTTCTTCAGTTGTAAATTCAAGGAATCTTGTTCGGTATATATCGTTTCATCTATCGGTCTTTCGAACTTGCCATTGTATCCAGCTATGTACGTATCCTCACATCCCCATATCAATAACAAGAGGAAACCAAATTGACTACGGAGTTTCACAGATGGGGCCTCCGTACGGTTTATATTGCTCTTCTTTAATGTAATCACCATCCTCATCCATATGACCCAATATTTTTGCAACATCATCTCCTTCATACCAACTATCTATGTAGTCCTCCACTAACCCTTCTTGCTCTACCTTTGGACTTTTCATTGGTCTTAGTAACTCCATATCAACTAGACGCAGAATACTATTATACGTCTTATAATATATGATGTGACCAATGTTATACAAGACCTTGAAAATATTTTTGACTATTTGAGACACCACAACCACCTCTTTATCAATCTCTTTATGCGACTGGGTTCTCTCCACATCATTAAAAATAGCAAATCCCTATTCTTGGCTTCCTCTTGTTGTGTCATCACTCCACCTCCCACTCTATTGGGCTACCCAAGACGGTAAAGCTACTCTCGTTTATTTGCAAGATTTCAAAACTCAAGTCCTCCACGTAGTGGTGCTTGATTCGTCTTTCGGGCCATATGTTTATCCACTCGTCCAAGAGATTTGATGGCTTGATTCTCTCGAAGGGCTTTTTACCTTCGGAATCCGATAGGATTTCGGAGGATTTCCATTTCAATGTTATCAATGTTGGGTTTGTTTTGTTTGGTGAAGTACCTACGATTGTGGTACATACTAGTAATAATAGAACTAATTTTTTTTTCATTCCTCTCATTTTAATTTCCTAATCTAACGGTGTCGGGTACTTGAGGGTCTTACTCGGGTGTTCCCTCTATAATCATATATATAACGAAACTTTGTTTTATTAAAAATTTTTTTTCATTCCTCTCCTTCACGAAATTTCATAGTCGTAAACTTCCTCAAATTCCTCCGTCTTCAACATCCTGATAGCGTCCCACGTTAACTTGGTACATACCTTAGCACATATCTGACAACCTATACACTCATCGAACCTAACTTGAACAGGTGGTATTGGAATGTTGTACTTGTCAGTCGGGACGGGTTCTATACAATCCACGGGACAAAAGGGTACGCAGACTTGACATCCTGTGCAGTTATCCTCGTCTACTACGGCTATTAACTTTGGTTTTTTCTTTTTGTGATTTACTCTTTGAGCTGGGTCTGGAACTGATTTGTAATGGTCATACATTATGGTTGAAACATATCCCATATGTGTTTGAAGAATAACCCTATAAAACCTGTACCCACTATACCTCTCCACTTGGACGTGGATTTTCTGAATTGTGTATTTTGTTTTGTTTCCGCCCATAGACCTGTGTGTGGGTCAAACATATTATCCTTGATGAATTTTAAATCTGTTCTGTTCTTCATATGTTCAGCTTCATTATGAATTTTTATTTCATTGATAGTATTCTTGATTGTATCTATCTTCTGATGTATTAAGTCAAATTCTTTTCTATCTGATTGATTCAAGGGTGGTCTCCGTTTGTATATAAATATTATTCCTCATCCTTTTCCACCCACACTTCTTCAAGTTTTTTACGTAATAGTGTAACATTTTTTGGTGTTGATAACATACGACCAGTTGGTTTAACTATATAGAAACAATTATAACATAGTAGATGTAAGTTCTCTAACGCATAATTACTTGAATCACCATCAAGAAAACATATTAAGAACGGGCCTCTCATATCTGACTCTCTATAATCATCATAACCACAATTACTACATTCTTGTTTCAGATAACCGTCTCGCACTACTCTTTCTTGCAACTTCCAATGTGGATATTTCGGGTGTTTCCCCTCAAACAAATCTTGTATTTTAACACCCCACCCGGTATTACCTTTTGTTGTAATACCTTTACCACTTTGATTTTTATTACTTTCAAATAAGTCATACATCTTAGCGTATTTCTTAAATGTATTATAACTAACACCGAGATGCTTAGCAGCTGCTCTAATAGATAATGTACCTCTGATAGCCCATTCTATTCTACTCTTTGGTATTGGTTTACTTCTGAATGGATTCTTTTTCTTAGGTCTATTCTCGTAATCTTGTAAGTCATTCAAATCAGACATCTTTATCCCTTATACTCAGCTTTACAAACACTATATCTTTGTTCTGGTGTTACACCAATAAGTTCTACCTTGAAATCTGGTAGGTATTGTTCCCAATCTTTAAGATTTATTCTTGGATGATTTTCACCACCACCCTCAAATATAGCTACTGAACCGTTTTTCATTTGGTTATTTATAAATTTATTCTTGACAAGTAACTCATTGATATCACTCCAATAAAGCTGTGAGTTCATAGAGATAATATCAAAATCAAATGGATTACTAAGATAGTTGTTCCATCCTCTAACAAAGTCGCCTTCACTATCTCCTATTTCCACGTGTTCTGAATCTAATTGATTTAATTGTGTAGAAAAATCACTATTCTGATTGTTATAATATAATTTACAGTAGTTATTACTCAATCCGTCTTCCCAAAAAGTTTTTAGGTATCTGTCTGACATACTTGAATCAGGTGAACAACCACACAGACCAAAATCAGGTCTGACTGGAGTCCCTTGCTCTATGTGATTGTGTTGGAAGTAACTATGTGTTTTACCTTTTTTATTTATATCTCTTGTTGTAACTTCGAATGTTTGTGTGTATTGTAGATTTTCACCCAAATCGACAATAACATCTGGTTTAACCTTAGTTACGACATTTCTTATGCCATCATATATTTCATTCATAAATAATTTATTCCAATCTACCGACTTTACTATTTTTCAATGTCAAGAGTCGTTCGTTCTTCTTCCCACCAATCATATTTTAAATGTTTCGTTATGGTTGGTTTTTCATTTACAATAAATAGTTTATCAAACTGTTCTTCATCTAATTTTTTTCTACCAGCAAAATAGATTTTAGCTTCATTTAAACCAAAATCGTTAGTGTTTACCACATCAATTACATCATCATTATTTTTATTTTTTAGTTCATATATCATAATTAATCCAATACTATTTCAAAGGTTTCACTACCATTAAACCAATACGCTGTTAAAATTAAAGTGTCACCAATCATACTTCTAACTGGTGCTATCATATTATGAAGTTCTCCGTTATCACTAGAGTAACTCACTTGATTTGTTGTCGGTACTTCAAAACCATTAAACCAAGTAACATAGTTAGTATCATAATTTACATATTGTAACTCACTATTCAATCCTCTACTGACCACGTAACCGAGAGTGTCACCAATGTACCAATACAAATTAGCGTCCCATTCCATCCAAAAACTCTCAACCCCGTATTCGTTATTATTTGTAATCTTACCTGTCACTCGGTGTAGGGTTTGCCACTTATGTCTATCTAGTGTTAAGTGGTAATAACCATTTTTATCTTGATTGAGTCTTAAATCAAATTTAAGATTATAGTCGTAATTATTGTTATCCCCACAAGATATTAATAATATACTTATGAATATTGCACTAAGTTGACTTAGTGTTTTCTTGTAACTTTTTAGATATTTTATCATTTTGTTTTTTATCTCTCCTTTTTTGGGTTTTATTTTTAACATTTATCTTTTCACGAACGTGTTCATTCTGAAGTTTTTCTTCAACTTCATCCCACTCTTCCCAATTGTGAACTGTTGGCATTTTCTTTCTCCTAAGTTAAATATACGAATAAAAACATATACAAGTCAAGTGCTTATTATTTTCCATTTTTCTAACTTGTCTAAAAATTTAGTGATTGTGTATGATTTTTTGTGTTCATCAAGAATCTGAATAGATTCGAGTAGTTCTGGTTGTTGATTTATAATTCTATGTAGTATCATAAAACCAACCGATGGATAAAACGTATCAAAACTTTCTTCTCCTAAAACATTTGTTTCGTAAAGGGTATCTTTTTCAGAATCCCCACTCAGTAATAAATAGTATGTCATTTTCTCAAAATCAAGTCTTTCTCATAAGTTTTAAGTGAATTAATATTAAATTTGAATATATCGTACTCCATATCACCCACTTCACCACTTTCTTGTAGTATCTCTGACAAATTCACTATTGTCTGAAAATTATCAGAGTTTAGTTGATTACAATCAAATTCAACAATTATATCGTGACGTTTTGTTAAGTCATCATTACCATACATCTTTATTTTCTCGTCTAAGTCAAATGCTGTATTTGGTTGTTCTTCTTTTCTATATTCATGCATATAATCAGAACCATAGTCAAGATATATTTTACTACACCAAGGCTCTAATTCTCGTAGTAAGTTTATATTACAATTATACGCTTTAAATCCAATATCATATTTTGGTGGTATTATAGGGTACATCATATCATCGTGTTTTACCATATGACCCCATTTACGAATAAAGTTACGAGTAGACCTTAGATTCTGAGCTAACCACTCTGATGATTCTCTACCTTTCATAAAGACTTGACCTGCTGGATTCCTAAGTGCTCCATCCTTGAACCTACTACCTCTACAAGTCATATGATATACAAAACCTTGCCAAGTCTGAACTAAATCATAACCAGCTAACACGAATCTATTGAAAATATCACTATCCTCTTTTGATTGTGGTGCATATAGTGGGTCGTGTCCATTTATTGCTTGAAAGTCTTCTTTGTATATAGCCCACGGAGCAAATATACCACGAGTTGGTTTCTTTCCCGTATCTGTAATGTTCAAGTACTCAAATAATTTTTGTTCATCAAATTCTTCAGGTTCTATTCCAAAATCTTGTAATATCTTCTCTGGGCCATCTGGGTGTAAAGGTGGTTCTATCCTAGTAGCCGATACTACTGTTCCAGGTTTTATTAGTTTTAAAATTTGTTCATCAAGGTAAGGACAAGCATACATATCAGCGTGATATATCATCACGATATCATTCGTAGCGTAGTTATTTACAAGAGTATCATAAAGTATTGTATGACCTAACCTATTAGGGCCTTCGTTACGATGTATCTTTACATTTGGGTCTTTCTTTACTATCTCTTGCATCCATTCCCAAGTACCATCGTCTGAGAAATCATCTGCCCAACATATCTCGTGATGTGAACCTAAGTTCTTTCTGATACTATCATATGACCACTTTAGGTATTTTAGATTGTTTCTACTTGGTTGAATAAAACTAATTGTTTTCATCTATTACCGCTCTTCCTTTTAAATTTTCCCAATCTTTCTCTGGTCTTACTTCTAAATTAGTGTTCCATACTCCTTTTAGAGTATTCATATGTAAATCTAATGATTCACCATAGTTTATTATAGCTTGTACATCCTTTGGAAAACAACTACCACCAAATCCTAATTTTCCGTCTGGACCTGGTACGTTCATATGAGAGTGACCTATTCTACCATCTCTAATAAACCCATCTAGTGCGGTCTCCCAATCAACACCACTTTTTTCAGCTACTTGATACATCTCATTCAAAAATGATACTTTAGTAGCAAAGAAACAATTATTCATATATTTTATTAATTCAGCGGTTTCAAAGTTAGTTCGTATTATCGATACACTTTCACCAAATCTATCTTTAAATAAATCCGATACTACTTCAGTTTTCCACGTATCTTTATAATCACCACATCCAAGTATAAATCTACTTTGATTTATAAAATCAAACTTAGCACTTCGTTCTGTTAGAAACTCTGGATTAAATACTATTCTTATGTTACTAAATTCTCTTTGTAATTTTCGTGTTGTACCAGGTGTCACGGTTGACCTTAACAATACCACATTATCATCACGTTTATTAACATCTGAAATATCTTGTAGAACTTGTCTAACTATATCTAAATTCATTGAACCATCTTTATTAGATGGTGTTGGTACTGACAAAAATATAATATCAGATTCATTAACAGTTTCTTCTAATGAATGTAGTGACTTGGACGGGTCTTTATCATACACTCTAACTTCAGCATCACAACCCGTGTTTGGTGAAAATCCAAACTCTACAGCAGAACCTACAAATCCTCTTCCAATTATTCCTATCTTTTGCTCTAATTTCATTTAATTGTTTCCTTAACTAGATTTAAAAAATTATCAATTTTATTTTGTCTCATATCCTCACACTCCACATCAACATACGGGATTACGTTTGGATTCATCATATAGTAGTAATTTTTTATGTTTTTATTTCCATTTTCATCTTCCCAAAACTTTTCTCTTAAATCTGATTTATTATAGAGATAAGTTATTGTTGTTTTTTGAAATAAATTTAATATTAAGGTTGAACCACCACTTATACCTATAAACTTATCAGCGTTGGCAAATAGACTTAATTGTACTTCATTATAGGTTAACTCAGGGTTATTTGATACCACGTCATCTAACAATATGACATCTTCAAAATGAGTAGTTAAATCATAATCTGAAATAAAACCACCACCCTCAACTTCATTTACAAGGTTTTCTTTATTGAACACGGTGTTCATTTCATTTTGGTCTAATGGAAATTCGTTGTTTTTTGGTCTTTTGTAAATAACCTTATAACCTTGATTAGTCAAATATGAAAACATCTCGTATAAACACGGTAAACTAAAATAACCCACTGGCGGTTGACCGTGTTCCCAATTATATCTATTTGCAATAACTATGGTTGGTTTATCAAATATAAACTTATCATTTTTATATTGTTCAGAAAAGTTAGGCATCTTCCACTTTTCGTAGTTCAGTATCCCTATACCATTTGGAGCATTATAGAATGACTCCCAGTGTTCCCATTCATCTTTAAATAATTTAGCATCTAATTGTGTTCCATAAATCCAGGGATTTGGTAAGGATTGCATATTAGCTGCATTATTATCAATAGTTCTGTGGTCATATTTTTCTTCTACATTATCACAGAAATAATAAAAAGGTTTCATACCTTGAGTTGTGACCACTTTTTCTAACTCACCTCTTTCGTGTAACCAATATGCATATGGTAACGCTAAAGCTAGTTCACAACCAAATTCTGGATTACAATCTACAATCATATCATTTCCTCTAGTTCTTTAATAGTGTATTGTTCTATTTCATTGGTGTACGAACCACCTTCAACAATTCTTTCGTGTAAATTCTCGTTCGGTTGTAACCCTATTTCTTTTACTGATAATTTACTACCTTTTGGTAAATACTTGTTGGACATAGCTTCTAGTAGATTTCCCATAGACGCTGATTTTATGTCCTCAAAATATGGTGTTGAATCATTTGATTTTTCTAAACAATTAAAAATCATATCAACAGATTGTTTTTTAGTCATAAAGAATCGTGTAGCCGTAGGTTCTGTAATAATAACTTCTTCATTGTTTTTGATTCTACTCTTCCACTTTTCTAAAACAGAATCTACAGAGTAAATTACATTTCCTAATCTTACAACCCTATATTTTGTGTCTGGATTAATTTCTTCAAATTCGTTAAATAATCTTTCCATTAAAAACTTTGTAGCTCCGTAATTACCTGAAACTTGTACTACTTTATCAGAACTGACTCCTAGTACAAAATCTACATCTAGTGATTCAACTAAAACATTCATAGAACCAAGAATATTTGTGTTAACTGATTCAATAGCTCCTCCTGATTGCATACCTTGTGCTAAAGCTGTAAGATGAAATACACCTCTCACACCTTTCATAGCTTCTCTAACACGTTCCTTGTCAAGTATGTCACTAACTAATATTTCTATTTTATACTTCTCTTGTAGTTTCTTTAACTTTTCCTCTGTACGAGATAGGACTAATACTTTACCACCCATCTCAATTATTCGTTTACATAACTCATCACCTACGACACCCGTTCCACCAGTCACTAAATACTTTTCACCCTTTATTATCATATCGAGTCAAATCCCTTCAATTCATCATAGGTATCAACAACCTGAATCGTTGGGAACGCTATAAGATATTTAAACTTTTTGAATTGTGTTTTTTCTATTATCATTTTTGAATAATTCCATGCAAATATAATTAACAAATCAACATCACTATTTTTAAGTGTTTCGACATCAACAATCGGTATATCTGTATTGGCTATATATCTACCACATCTTTCAGGTGATTCATCTACTATAAACTTAACAATATTTGAATTTAAATCTGTTAAGTTACAAAACATATTAGCTCTACCAGAAGCTCCATAACCAGCAATAGTGTGATTTTTTTGTAACTCCTTTATCGTATCATTAAAACTATTGATGTGATTTCTAACATCTTCACCATAACTTCGTAAATATTCAACATTAGCTATAGTCTTGGATTCTAACTCAATTCTATCTAAAACTTTTTGTGATTTATTAGGATACCAAATACTTGTATATGAACTCTTCTTTGTAACTGTCACTCTGATAGAACCTGAATGAATTGGTATCTCTTCAAAATCAACTACTGTCATACCATATTTCTGAAACAAATTATCTAACCCTGTAATTGAGTGATAGTATATGTGTTCGTGGTAAATATTGTCCCATTGTTTACCATCAATTAAACTTTGTAAGTAGTGAACTTCAAATACGAAATCACCACCTGGTTTTAACACGTGTTTTATACCCCTAACAACACTTTGAATGTCAGGTATATGTGCGAACGTGTTATTTGATAGAACTAAATCATACTTACTTTTAAATTCTTCACCACCAAATGTTTCATCATTAAAATATTCATCATAAACATTTAAACCTTTATCAACGGCTAACTTTACTATATTTTTAGCTGGGTCTACTCCTTCTACGTTAGCTCCTAGTTGTGATAGTGGTTCTAATAAAACTCCATCATTACAACCTATTTCTAGTATGTTTAATCCCTCTACACCATACTTCTCATCTAAACCATAAGCAACATCTTTGAAGTGATTTGATAAACCGACAGAAGAGATATACCTATAATCTTCAAATAAAATCTGAGGTTCAATAAATGAATCAGTTTGTACAAGACTACATTTTTTACAAAACAATAAGTTTAACGGATATTTATTTTCATTCTCTAGTTCTTCTTTCAATGGAAAAACACCAGCTAATGGTACTTTACCTAAACCAAGAACTGATAAGAAATCGGTCTCATCACATCCAGCACAATATTTTCTTTTTTTATAACCTATCACTAAATTACCCCAGAGTCTTGTAAAAATTTATATGTCTCTGAACTATCCATTAAAGAATCCTTAGAATTATATGACCACAACTCATCATTTGTAGATTCAGTTCCAATTAAATAATTTTCGTGGTCTGTAGTTCTTAACCATTCCTCTTCGGATATCAGTTCCTCGTGTAATTTTTCACCTGGTCTTATACCAACTACTTTAAGTTCAATTTTTGGTTCGGGTTCCCCATCATTTATAAATTCAAAAGTCAAATTGTGTTGTACTATTTTTTGTTTTATAAGACACTTAGCTATATCTGTAACTTTCATAGCTTTAATTTTTGGTACCGCTATCTTACCGTGTGATTTCTCATAGTTGTAAGCCCAATCTATCAAGTCTGTAGCATCATCTAACGTCAATAAAAATCTTGTCATATCAAGGTGGGTTATTGGTAGGTAGTCTTGACCACTCTCCAACAAACTTTTAAAATACGGAATAACGGAACCAGTTGATTCCAATACGTTTCCATATCTTACCATCACAACTTTCGTGTTATCAGAGGATTCAGCATAATTATAATATAATTTTTCACTAATAGCTTTACACATCCCGTAAATATTAATTGGCTTACAAGCTTTGTCAGTTGATACAAATATCAAAGTCTCTAACTTTTTGTATTCTTGTGTAACCTCAATTAAATTTTGGTGTCCAAGTATATTAGTTTTTACACTTTCTATAGCATTATCCTCACAAATTGGAACGTGTTTTAACGCGGCTGTATTGATAACCACATCTGGTTTAAATTTACTGAATGAGTTTTTTATTGAATTTTTATCTCTGATATCACCCAAGTAAGATTTTATTTTGGGATATTTTTTTAATAAATCAACGTGTTTATGTTCATCTCTTGAAAAAATCATTATAGTATTTTTTTGATGATATTTTTTAATTAGTGTCTTTCCTAACGCACCAGTTCCACCAATTATTAATATTTTTTTATTCTCCATCATTACTCCAAGTATTTTTTATATATTCTATGATATCACCCTTTGGTTTCCAACCCAAAACCTCTTGAGCTTTTGTATCGGTATTTAATGTCTCTCTCATCTCACCTGGTCTAGCTAGAATGTGTTCTTTTGGATAATCTCCAAACGCGTCAACCAATTCATTTATGGAATAATTTTTTCCATTACCTAATTCAAAAGACTCTCCATTAATCGAACCATTACCAACATCTAATAAACCATCAGCACATCTAACTAAACCATCGACTATATCTCCAACGTAGGTAAAATCTCTTCTCTGTTCACCATCACCTGTAATGGTTAATGGTTTACCCTCCCTATGTTGTTTTTCGAATGTACCTAACACATTACAATAACTACCTTCAGTGGCTTGGTGTTCCCCATACACATTGTAAAATCTACATATCGACATAGGGACGTTAAATAATTTATTATAAAGAACCATTAATTCTTCATTCTGCCATTTACTGAATGTATATGGATTAGCATAAACGTCACCACTACAAGATGATGAACCTGAGTATATGACAGGAGTCTTGTTCCTCTTAGCTAAATCTAAGACATTAATTGTTGCAACTGGACCAGATTTATATGTTGCTACGGGGTCTTTGAATGATGGTACTATTCTCGGTAACGCTGCAAGATGAAATATTAAATCAAAATTATCATCTCTCCAACGTGGGAAAGTATTAACATCAACATAAATACCAAGAATGTGTTCACTCGATAAGTCATTTTTATAATATTTACAACCATCAATATGATTTTCTTCTTTACCAGTTGAGTAGTTATCCACCGATGTCACATCGTGTCCGTCTTTAACTAATCTTTTAATTAAATTTGTACCGACAAAACCGGCACCACCTGTTACTAAGTATTTCATATTAAGACCATACCCTTTTCCAATGTTTTATAAATTGTTCTTCTGAATAATATTTCTTATAGTTTTCTCGTGTAGAACTACTACACTCGTCATAAAAATCCTTATCCTTTAACTTACGAGCTATTTCTTTTGCTCTAACCACATCACCAAGTTCTACTGTGGTTTTTGGATGTAGTATTTTTTGAGTATTTGAGTTAGAATACGCTATACAAGGTATTCCGTGAAAACTACAATTTAAATTAAATGTTCCTGCAGCTGCAGTACCTAATTGTACACCAACGTGGTATTGACTAAGTGCATTTATCCACTCACTCCAATACATCCAATCTAAATGTTTGAATAAACCTTTCTCTTCTGTTTTCATTCTACCAGTAGTTATAGACGTTATATCATCTGTTATCTCTAATGCTACTTGATATGAATCAAAACCACCATAATCTCTAACCCAATTACCACCAATTATAACACCATCACCCCACTCATCTCTTGGTCTAACATTATCTGTAATCATAACCGTAGGTAATAACTCGGTTCTTACATTCGTTATTCCATTATAGTATTTTAAATCTACATCGTTATGGCAGAAAATTAAATCCATCTCTACTAAAAAATTAAAATACCATATCTGTTCATCTATCTCACTATCTTGCCAATAGTTGTAGTAACTTTCCTGCATAACAGTTACTTTTTTACAAACTCTTTTATACTGCTCTAACAGAGGATAATTAAGTAACGGTTTTCTTTTTTTAGGAATTATCATAACACCAACGTCATATAAATTATCAGGTAAACTACCAATTTTAGGTATTGGATGGTGTGTAGCATCAAGTGCACAAACCCAAGCTACATCCGTTCTCATATTAGGATGATTACGTGGTACTTTACCCTCATAACCTGCTTCTGAAAAGAAACCTATTTTCATTAGTTATAACATCTTTCTATTTTAAAACTTTCAACAAAAGTCATATCTCTCTGTGAACATTGATAGTCTGAGTGGAAACTATTTATTGAGTTTTCGTCAAAATATGATTTTTCTTGTTGTGATTCAAACTTCAATAAAGCTTTTTTCTTAGCATACATTAACACGGCTCCAGTGTTTGTTGTGTCCTTAGTTAAATCTACATAAAAATTTGGAATCCAATTTTCTAATACACTCGGTGTTCTAAAAGTCACCAACCCACATCCAATTCTTCTAACTAAACCATATGAAGCTCTATTAACTTTTCTGTGTTCGAAGTGAGCATCTTCAATTGGTGGTGTACAAATAGAGTCAAAATCACTAATATTAAATTTAGATTCAATCGTATTAATTAATTCATCTTCACTAATATCAGCTAAATGTTTTATAGGTAGAAAACTACCCTCAATGTTATCAATCTCTTTCCAAATGTTTTCACACTCTGAGTGTCTATTTGTAGATGTAGAGTCATCAAAGTTACCACCCTCAGATAAAACTAATACGTGAAATTTAGTATTAGTATATTTCATAATACTACCCAACATCCCATACTCGACATCATCTGGGTGAGCCGCTAAACACAAAACATTATCACAATTTAAAAACCTCATATTTTACTTCCTTATAACTTTATTGATTTGAATGGTTCTCCATTATAAATTTTGATTCCTCTTCTTCGTAAGTAATCTCTTAAATCTTCAGATACATCATTTACATAACCTTCAATTGTACGCTCTTCTATATCATAAATAGTCTCAAAATGACTCTGATTCAAAAATATTTTTCCACTTTCGAGATGAAATTTACTTTTTTCATATCTAACTTTTATACTACGAGTTATTTTTTTAAACTCACACAATTTAAGCCAGTCTTTGATTATATCCTCTATAATATTTGCTTTTTCATCTTGATTTAATTCTTTAGGATACACATTTTCTTTTATTACCTTACACGGTGAACCAGCTGCAAAACATCCATTTGGTAGACTTCTATTAATAATTGAATTGATTCCTATAACTACATCATTACCAATAGTTACGTTAGGTAATACGATACTTCTTGCTGGTAACCAAACATTACTACCAATCTTGACTGGTCCAAAATCTGCTGGAAATCCTTGTAGAACATCTAACCAAGCTCCGTGTGTCCAAATCATAACATCACCACCAATACCTGTATCATCACCTATCTCTACTTCCTCAGATGGATTAATAACCGTTCCCTCAAAAATACCAACGTGTTTACCAATCTTAACTCTTGAGTTAGGGCCGTAACACCCACCTCGTCCAATCTCGACTCGTTCGCACATAAACAAATATTCACCAGCTTCAAATGATGTGCAATTTATTTTAATGTCTTTTGTTAATACAGAATTATCACCAATATGTATTTTTTCTGGACAACGTATTTCTACATTGTCACCTATAACTACATTTTTCCCAATCTGTAAATCCTCAGTCTCTAATATTGCGTTTTTACTTATCATTTTTGAATCTACCAGATTTCATTAATTTCATATCAGATGGACTATAATATGGGCCTGGTCTTAATAATTTTAAATCATTATTAATCATTTTACGAACCATTTCTTCAAAAGATGTTTTTGGTTTCCATCCTAACTCTTCTTGAGCTCTTGTTGAGTCTCCTCTTAAATAAAAAACATCAGCTGGTCTCATATATCTTTCATCTTGTTTAACATATTTAGACCAATCATCAATTCCAACTTCTTTGAACGAAACATTTAAAAAATCTTCAAGTGTATGAAATTCACTTGTAGCTATAACATAGTTATTTGGTTCGTCTTGTTGTAACATCATCCACATAGCTTCAACGTAATCTGGTGCATATCCCCAATCACGTTTGATATCTAAGTTTCCTAAAGTTATGTGGTCTTGTAACCCTAAATGAATTTTAGCAACACCATCTGTAATTTTTCTTGTTACAAACTCTCTACCTCTTCGTTCTGATTCGTGATTGAACAATATACCACAAACATTAAACATATCATAAGATTCTCTGTAATTTATACTAATCCAATGACCATATAGTTTTGCTACACCGTATGGTGAACGTGGATAAAAAGGTGTATTCTCATTAGCAAAATTTTCCATCTTACCAAACATTTCTGATGTTGAAGCTTGATAGAACTTTATATTTTTATTATACTGTCTAATAGCTTCTAACATTCTTAAAACACCAGACGCTGTAACTTTTGATGATTGTTCTGGTGTGTTCCAACTTTCTTTCACGAATGATTGTGCAGCTAAGTTATAAACCTCATCAGGGTCTGACTCCTCAAGTGCTCTAAGTAAAGAGTTTTGGTCGGTTAAATCTCCCATTATAAACGTAACTTTACCCTCAAGATGAGAAGTGTTAACCCTATTTTTAGTAGAACATCTTCTCTCTAAACCAAAGACTTCATATCCTTTTTCTAATAGTAAATCGGCAAGATGACTTCCGTCCATACCAGTTATTCCAGTTATTAGTGCTCTTTTTTTCATTGTATTGACTCCAATATATTTTTTAAATCATTATACTCATAAAATTTATTTTGTCCTGTATGTAAACTATTTATATTGTGTTTTGATAGTTCCAACAACTTTTGAAATTTTATATTTTTTTTACTTATAAATGAATGTGGATTATCTTCACTTTTTACATACAACCTTTTGTCTGGGTGTCTTCTAGCGTGAACGTGTAGTATATTTTTACAGACAAACTGAATAAAAGTATTTCCTAGTATTTTTTCAGACATAATAGAGAGACCCTCATCGTCATTGTAAAGTAGACAAGATGGTATGTTTACACCACATTTTATTAAGTCTGATGACAATACTAAACACGCTCCACTAATTTTAGGTCTATTTACATAAGTAAAATCAAACTCTTTAGCTTTACCATTTATCTCATTCATCTTTTCAATTGACATTGGTGATTTAGCTTGATTTGGATTTAAATGACCCGCATCATCATCAACAAAAACAACATCTTGATAATCAACGTGAACTAACGGGTCCCAAGAAGCGTCCCACATTTTTCTATCAGAGAAACTTAATAAGTATCTATGTAAATTCTGTTCTTTAGCATATTCAGATAATGTCTCTATAACTTGAAACGCTTCTTTAGGAAACAAACTATCTGTTTCACCCCACATAACATAATCCACTTTTTTACAATAGTCATAATTTAAATCTCTTCTATAATCTGTGTGGAAATAAAATTCGTCTTCAACTATTTTTACATTAACGACATAACCCATATTTTTTATCGTATCAACTCCACTATGAAATTTATTCAATAATTCTTCTTTTGTTATCTTATCATAATCTATTTGTTCAACTTTTTCAGATAAATTAAAGCACAAGTCTATAGTTACATTATCTTTATTATCCACAGTTTGTAACAAGTTTACAAGACCATCAATAAAGTCTTTATACATTTCAATTTCAAAGAACATTACGTGTGTTCCAATTACATATTTATTTTTTAATTTAGTCATTTAATTCCCCGTAGAAATGTTCATATGTTTTTTTCATAAGATGGTTCGTAATTTTATTTTCTTTGTTGTTTGGTATAGCATTGTACTGATAAACCCAACCAACTTTTGTAAAAAGTAAGTCATCGGTAAGTACTTCTTTTCTACTCATATCATTCATATTAAATTCATACGGTAATAACTTTAAATCTATATTATTACGATGGACTAACATATTAACTGGTGTTTGGTCTGTACCATTAAAAAATGTATTCTGTAATTTAACTAGGTTATCTTGGTGTGTAAAGTAAAAACTTACTATGTCTTGATAAAATTGTTTGTGTTTTTTATTCACAATCAAAAATCCTGCATCAAAATATTGTTCCCAAGGCATCATAAAACCATCAAATATATATTTTGAATAATTTTCAATCCCTCGTAAAACCCAATCCCAACTACCATCAAATTCAACAGCACACATTTTATTATCGGTCATCTCAAAAAAGTTTGGACACTCTGGATGAACAATAGTGTCAGCGTCGACCATTAAAACTTGGTCATACTCAACCTCATTAGCATCCAATATATCAAACATATAATATCTCTGCCAACAGATTCCCATTTTATCATTTTCTAACACCAAATCATTAAGAACAAATAACTCACAATTATTTGTGTCACACCATTTTTTCCAACTATCTATTGAGTATTTGTAAGACTCTCTTCTACTACTAGCGTATCTACCATCTCCTTTAATATCAACATCCAACATAAAAACTAAATTTTTCATATTATTTTTCTCGTTTCCAAAAGTCGTAAATACCCTTAGTCAATTCATAGTTAGACCAAAAGAATCTTTTTCTTTTTGGTTGTTTTTGTGCCCATTCCCACATTTTTGTTAGACCTTCTTCTAAATCTATCTTATGTTTAAAATCTAGTAAGTCGACAGATTTATCCCAAGTAGACCAAGCATACTTAACCTCGTGTCTTTGTTCTAAGTACTCTGGTTCTAAATCTGTATTGGTTACTTTTAATAAACTATCACACGCTTCGTTTATTGTATATTCTTTTATACCACCAAGATTTATTATCTCACCAATACACTCATCATTTTGTGAAGCATTCCAAAGTGGTTTTATTGAATCATCTACATAACTAAACGCTCTTTTTTGTTCTCCATCTCCAAAAATAGTGGGTCTCATATTATTGATAATCTGATACATCCAAATACCTAATACATTTCTATATTTGTCCCATATATTTTGATTTTTTCCGTAAAAATTGTGTGGTCTAACTATTGTGTAGGGTAATCCGTGTTGTTCATATGCTATCTTTAAGTCTTGTTCTACAGCATATTTAGCAATACCATAAGGGTCTATTGGAGCTTGTTTTAAACTCTCATCAAATGGTGGTTCATACTTATCTCCATACACGGACATTGAGCTAGCGAACACAAATCTTTTTACATCATACTGAATACTTTTTGTTATTAAATTAGTTGAAACTATTAAATTATTTTCATAATTATACTTTCTAATAAATGGACTCAGTCCTTCAGCGGCGTAAGCTGCAAAATGGTAAACCACATCAGGTTTTTCTTTCTCAAATACCCCATTTACTTTTTCTAAATCCACTAAATCAAATTTATAAAATTTAACATTTTTATTTACGTTTTCAATATAACCACCGCTCAAATCATCTATTCCAACTACTTCGTTGTTCGTGTTTTCTATAACCCAATCAGCTAATCTTGAACCGAGTAAACCAGCTACACCTGTAATTAAATACTTCATTCGTTAATTCCTTCATTAATAATATGAGATACGAATTTTACTTCTTCTATAGTAAGTTTTGGGTGATTAGGAACATAAAATCCAAACTCATCAATGTCTGTTACATTTGGTAACTTCAAAATACCATATTTCCTTACGTAAAAAGGTTGTGTACCCATTGAACCACAAATCATCGGTCTGACCTCAACCTCATTATCTCTTAACCTTTGAACTATCTTGTCTCTGTTAGGATGAATTACAGGATACGCGAAATTAGATGTAAATGAGTCCTCTTGTGAGTTCGGTTTCCAATAATCATTTTTGACTACTGTTTGATAAAGATTGTAATTCCGTTGTCTCTTTCTTCCCCAATCATCTAGTTTATCAATCTGTGTAAGTCCAATGTAAGCTTGTAAATCAGTTGACCTCATATTAAAACCAGAATGATAAAATGTATATAGTGAATTAAACTCTGTTACGTTCCACTCCTTTTGTAACTTGACTTGAGTTTCTTCACTTAAATCTCTATCCCATCCGTGACTTCTTATTGACACTAACAATTCATATAATTTTTTATCATCCGTTGATATCAAACCACCCTCTATTGTAGAAATGTGATGACCAAAAAACGTAGAAAAACTGGACATACTACCAAATGTTCCAAGTTTTTTCCCTTTATACTCACAACCCATTGACTCACAAGTATCCTCAAGTAATATTACATCATACTTGTTACATAAATCTACAATTTTGTCCATATTAGGGACAAGACCCAAAACAGATACAAACATTAATACTGACGGTGATTGTTCTTTAAATATTTTTTCTAGGTGTTCTAAATCTGCTGATAAATCATTGAAGTTAGAGTCACAAAGTATTGGGTCTAATCCAAGTTGTATTACTGGTGCTAAATCAGTAGCCCACGCAACTGATGGTACTACAACTTTATTATTTTTTAGATAATCACCTTGTTGTAAAGCAGACAACATCAAAAGATTAGCTGATGAACCTGAATTACAAAATACTGAATATTTTCGTCCTAACCATTTGGAAAACTTTTCTTCAAATTCTAAAGTTACAGGTCCCTTAGTTAATCTTGGATAAGTTTTTAACCAATCTACTAATCTATCTACGTCTTGATTATCGATTGTATCTTTGACTAAAGTTATCATAAACTCTCCTTATACCATTTTCAAGTGAAGTAAATTCAAAATCTTTCATTACCGAAATAAGTTTAGATGAATCAACATCTTTTCTATATTGACCATCAGGTTTTGTGTTGTCATAATTAATTTTTAGATTACCTTTTCCACAAGCTTCAATTCCTATTTTTGTTATCTCTTCTATAGAATGCACGTAATCTGGTGCTACATTAAAATTATCTACCACGTCATTATCAATCATATATTTTATTACTCTGGCTAAATCTCCAGCGTACATAAACTGTCTTAGTGGTTTACCAGTCCCCCATATCTCTACACTATCTTTAGCTTCGTGTATCTTCTTAATTAGTGCTGATACAAAATGACTATGATGTTCTTCGTATTTATCGTGTTCACCGTAAAGATTACAAGGAATTAAATAAGACCATTGTTTGTTATATTGTTTTTTATAAGAATCTATTTGAGTAGCCATACATCTTTTTGACATAGCATAAGCAAAATTATCAGGTGGTGGTGGCCCGTTAAATAAAAATTCTTCTTTCATTGGATACGTATCCATCACATCAGGGTAAATACAAGTACTTAGTATCGAAATCACTTTACCAACTTTAAATTGATGACATTTTCTCAAAACATTTGTATTAATCATTATATTTTCTTCGAGATAATCTACTGGATAAGTAATATTATCTAGTATTCCACCGACTCTTGAAGCTAAATGTATGACAATGTCTGGTCTAACTGAATACATTAATCGGTGAACTTCATAATTTTGAGTTAAATCACAATCTTTTGATGAAATATAAGTAGCTTCAGGTAAAATATCTTGTAGATGTTTACCAACTAAACCACTTCCTCCTGTAACTAATATCTTCATTATCTACTCCATTTTATGTTTTTTATTTGTTCCATCACCGATGTAGTATCGTGATATTTTTTAACCGTTTTGTACGCATAATCTACAGCATTGTGTACCTTATTTGGGTTTTCTAAATAATCTCTAATTCTATGTTCTAAAATATTTGGGTCATTAGTAGATGTCTCTGGCCACAATAATCTATGAGAACAATTTAATCCACCTATATTAATAACTCCTAATGCAGCACATTGCATAGCTTGACTACCAGGCATATTACAATCTGGGTCAAGATTAATATGAAAAACACATTTAGACCATTTATCTATAAAGTCTCGTAATCTAAATTCATCTGGATTACTTTGTGATTGTGTTCTGTACGCTTCAACGTCTCTATCAACAAACTTTATATTATATTTATCTGAAATGTACCTTGAGAATTGTTCTGTGTTACTTCTTCTATTATGTATGGGTGGTAAATAACAAAATAAAGAAAGTTCTCTTTCTTGTTTATAAAAAGTATCGTGAAAATAATTTACGTCCATCGGCATAGTAACTATACTAAATTCAGTTCCTACTCTATTTTCCATATCTCTAAAAACACCCATTTCCATATTATATAAAACCACGGCATCACATTTTTTAAGAAATTCTATGTGTCTTAAATAACCTGGATAGTCAAATGTAAACGAATGTTGTCCTGGTTGCCAGAGTTCTTTTATGTATCCAGCTATTTTAGCGTTAGGATATTTCTTTCTTACTTTTTCTATCGTACAATCTTCGTAATTCTTTGTAACTGTTAAGAATATGATATCAAAATCAATGTCTGGTAACTCTTTGTTTTCTTTAAGATAGTCATTCCAATTTAAAAAATAACCCTCTTCAAACATAAATGGATATTGCCAATTAAACAAAAAAGAACCACCATTTTTACTATCAAAACTAAAAGTTGAATTAATAAATGGAGT